CCACGGGCAAACTTGACACACCCATGTTATCAACGAGCCTTTGAGCTGCGAACCAAACGTCGGAAGCTCCCAGGCCCATAGAATAATCTATCGCTTTCTTCTCACGCAGAGTGCCCGAAGAGACCAGAGAACTGTGTCGGTTCATCAAAACCTCCACAACTAAGCAACTGGACCGATGCGTGTTCGAAACGCAGTCTTCATCAGCGCGGTCGCGGGTCCAATCATGGACGTCGTGACATGCACTGCCTGCCCGCCACCAATGATCAAAGGATTGGCGAGCTTAAGGTGGAACACCATGGATGACGGCGCCGATTGCGCCGTGATCGCCGGCATGTCAAGGATTTGCGCCTCGAGGAAGAAATAATCATCCATCGAAGCACCCGCCACCGACAACGGATCACGAACGTCCCAAGAGAACGACACAGCGGACGTTGACTCAGCGACGTAGATACCCACAGCCACGGCCATTGCCGTAGCGGTGGCAGATCCGTATACAGTGATAGTGCCCTTGATCTCATCCACCCGCATCCGACCCAAGGTCGGATTACCAGCCATCGGCGCTTGCGCGATGACGGCGGCTTGGACAGTGAAAGGAACGCCTGATGCAAGAGGGACAGCAGTCCCACCAATTGACCAGGTACCGGGTCCTGTGGTAAAATTATTACCAGTAAGGACGCCAGTACTGGCAACAGCGGAACTACCCACGATCCAGTTCGTGACATTGGGACGCATGCGGGCATAAGGGACTTGAACCCCCCCGCCTGTGCGTCGGCCACGATTCTTTCGCTTCGCCATAGACACAACTCCCGTAACGGGCTGAAATACCAGCCCTAGTGAAGGAAATCAATCCATAGAGGAACTCCCTCTGTGGACACACTCGCGCAATGTGTCAATCTCACGATTGTCACTTCCTCAAGGGTTGCACATACCCTCACTCAGTTAAGAGTTTCACGATCACTGACTGCTGCAGGCCTTTGACGGACAACTTTCCCAAGTCATCCCCGTCATCATTCAGAAGTGCGGCAGCGACTCGGACAACATCGGACCCAACGCGAATTGCTTCTAACGCATCATCCAACATGTCATCCTGAGCACGATACCAATGAGCGAGCTCACGCACGCCTGGATGGAAACGACAGCTCTCTAGCTGCTGCAACCACCTATAGGTATTGTACGCACCCTCCCAATGAAGGAGAGTGCCATCGTCCGCGTAACACTTTCGCTGCTTCGGGGCCCTCTCGTGACCGGTCATACCGATCAGAGCCCTCAAAACGGGTCGGACGCCGACACAGATACCCTTAACGCGGTACCCCAAGTGATGATCCATTTGGAGGAACTTCACCTGATCCCTCGCAACAAGGTTCTTACTCGGCTCCATCTTGACAACCATTCCCAAATCATGAAGCAGGACGCGCGACAGGGAATCAATAGAGTCAATGCCACTAAAGGTCATGACCCCATCATCCCCTGCTACACATGCGGACTTCATTCTACCACCCTTCTTTGACCGAAAGGCAGCATAATGGAAGACCCACAAGTTACACAATCCGCCCACCGGACTCGTTAATGCCGAACCCGA